CAGGAAGTCGCGGCCTGGGTCGCCGCCCGCAACGCCGCCGGCCAGCGGATCGACTGGCGCTTCACCACGGCCGATGCCCGGATCAAGCTCAAGCATCTCTACCCAGCGTTTCAGGTGTGACGGAGTATTGAGGGCATTCGCGCGCTGCAGGATCTGCGCGACCGCTTGCTGCGCCGACGGGGAGTCCGCCCCGTGGCCCAGCGCCGCCTCGGCCGTCAGAATGTCCGCCACGGCGGCTTCGACATTCCCCTTGGCGCTCTGGAGGGAGGCGCCCACCTCGCTGGCGATGCGCTCGCTGGCGTTGATAACGTGGGGGCGACCGGCATCCAGGCCGGTCGCGATGGCGTCGGAGAGGTCCAGGCCCGCGCCCGCAAGGTCCGGGCGCTTGCTCTCCAGCGCCGCGACCATCTGGTCCATGTAGAGCGCGGCGGCCTCGCGGGCCGCGTCGGGACTGAACCCGCGGCCCTCAAATTCCTTGACCAGCGTCTCGGCCGCGACACCGAACAGGCTCGCCCCTTGCGGCGCCGCGGCCGCCGCGGCGGTGGCCGCGTTCTCCACGAAGTCGGCGCCGATCCGCCTGCCCTCTTCGGCGGCCGCCGCCTTGGCCTCCTCGCCCTTGTCGTGGAGGAATTGCTCAAGGGCCGGCCCAAACGGCCCGAGTGCCAGTAGCGTGCTCGTCTTGATGGCGGTGCCGAAGACGGTGCCAACCTGCTCGCCATACTGCTGCCAGAAGCCGCCGACCGCCGCGCCCTCGGGCGTCTGCGCCAGCGCGGCGCCGAGCTTGCTGGCCAGGTCGCCGAGCTGCGTGACGGTTGTTGCAGCGGTGCTGCCGAGCTGAGTCAGGCTCGCCTCAACCCCAGCTAAGTCGGTCCCGATCCGATCCGCGGCCTCGCTCGTGTGCTCCCGGATGTTGCCCCAGTCGTTGACCCAGGCCAAGGCGAGCGCGCTCACCGCCGCGGCCACCAGGCCCACCGGGCCCAGGACGCCCGTCAGCGTCAGGCCCATCGCCGTGAGGCCCGCCTGGATCGACGGCAGGATGGCGGCGAACGTGAGGAACACGCCCGTCGCGCCGGTGACCACGGTGGCCACGCTCGCGAGCGCCGCGGCGGACTGCATCGCCTCGGGCGGCAGGGCGGCGAGCGCGTTGACCACCTGCGTGGCGTCCTGCACGAGCGGGCGCAGCCCCGGCGCGAGGTTGCTGCCGAAGCTGATCTTGAACGTCTCCCAGCTCGACGTGAGCAGCTTGACGTCGCCTTCCAGGTTGTTCAGCCGCTCGCGGGCCACGTCCATTGCCGTGACCTGCGTCATCTCGCCGTACAGCTCGCGCACGCCCGCGGCGCCGGCCTGCATGGCCACGGCCGCGGCCCGCATGGCATCGGTGCCGAACGCCGTGTGGAGCGCCTGGAGCTGCTGCTCCGCGGTGAGGCCCGCGAGCGCGCCCTGCAGGATGCCCGCGATCTCCGCGTAGCTCTTGACCTTGCCGCTCGCGTCGAAGAACTGGTTGGCGCCGTCGGCGGTGATGATCCCCAGCTCGCGCATCTTCGCGGCGGCCTGCGCGCTCTGCGGGATGAGGTTCTGCAGGAAGACCTTGAGCGAGGTGCCGGCGTCGGACCCCTTGATGCCGGCGTTGCCCATCAGTGCAATGGCGGTGGCCGTATCCTCGAAGCTCAGGCCGGCGATATGCGCCACGGCGCCGGCCTGCTCGAGGGAGTAGCCGAACTGGTGAACGTCGATCGCCGAGGCGTTGGCCGCGCCGGCGATGATGCCGGCGATGTGCGCCATCTCGGCGCCGCTCCGGCCGAAGGCGTTCATGCTGTTCGCGGCGATCGTCGCGGCCTCGGCGATCTGGACGCCGCCGGCGGCGGCCAGGTCGAGCGTCGCGCGCCCCGCGCCGCCCAGGACCTCGTTCACCTGGACGCCCGCCTTGACCAGCTCCTCCAGTCCGCTCGCCGCCTCGCGCGCCGAGTAGACGGTGTCGCGGCCGAGCACGAGCGCGTAGTCGCGCAGCGCGTCGCGCGAGCCCGCGAGCTGCTCGGGGCTCATCACCGCGTAGACCTGGGACATGGCGTGCTCGAAGTCGGCCGCCGCCTTGCCCATGTCCGCGAGCACCAGCGCCCCGCCGGCGGCGAGCCCCGTGAGCGCCGCGCCGGTCGCGAGCGCCGCCTGCTGCGTCTTGTCCAGCTCGCCGCGGACGCCCCGCAGCGCCGCCGAGGCCATATCCTCAGCGGTGATGACGACGGCGAGGGTGGCGATGTCGGTCACTCAGGCAGTCCTTCGACGGGGTGGTAGATGCCGCGGCCGCGGGCCCCGGCCTTACTGCGGGCCAGGTTCTGCAGCAGCTCGCGGGCGGGGGCCTGCTCGCGCTTGATGCGATCGGCGGCGCGGATGCGCGCCATCCACCAGGCGCCGTCTTCCTCCCGCAGCCAGTGCTGGTACTCGCGGATGGTCATGTGGACCCGCTCGGCGTCGAGCAGGTCGGCGAGGAACTGGGGGACTACGCCGTGGCCGTCTCGGTAGAAGGCGCGGAGCTGGGCTTCGTCTTCCGGACTAAAGGGGCGTTGCGGCGCTCGTGGTACTGGCGCGTCAGCTCCGCCAGGAAGTCGGTCGGGAGGGCCTGTAGGCTCTCCGGGGTGATCGGCCGCTTGCGGGTCGAGTCGGCGGGATCGGCGAGATTCCAGTCCTTCACGACCTGGGCCGTCAGCCAGTACGCCGGGCGCTCCTCGCCCGCCTCGTCCTTCAGCGCGTCGATCGTGAACAGGCGCTCGGGCGGGTTGGTCCAGACCTGGACCTCGACGCCGGGGTAGCCCTCGAACTCGTCGAGGGTCTCGCGGCGCTCGGGGATCGCCACCAGGCGGGCGGTGGGCGGCAGGCTGGGCGCGGGGAACTGCACGAGCTCGTCAGACATGCGGGTGCTCTCCTTGTCTGCGATAGGGACTAGGGCATCGTCGTTAGGGCGTGGTACAATCGGCCATGCTCTGCGAGATCTGCGAGGCGCCGCTGCGGCCGGACCAGCGCCAGTTCTGTAGCCGGCGCTGCTGCACGGTGGCGATCAACCGGCGCCGCACGGGGCCACGCCCGAAGCGCGAGAGGCGCTGTGCGCGATGCGGGGCCCCAGTGCTCACAGGGGCGCAGCGGGCCGTCTACTGCGCCGACTGCCGCCATCCGCTCACGCGATGTGAGGCGTGCGGCCAGGCGTTTCGGGGCGATAGTGCGAAGCGTCAGCGCTTCTGCTCGCTACGCTGTGCGGGCCAGGTAGCCTACGAGCGCTCGGGGAGTCCTGCCGGCCCCGACCACTGGAACTGGAAGGGTGGCTCCCCTTATTGGCGAGGGCGGCACTGGCGCCGCAGCCCCGAGCGGCAAGCCGCCCTGGAACGGGACGGCTGCCGCTGTCGGGACTGCGCGGGCGCGGGCGCTCCGAGGTGGCGCTGCACGTTCACCATGTGCGGCCATTCGCAGCCTTCGAGCACTGGCGCGAGGCCAATCAGCTCGACAACCTCCTCACGCTCTGCCGCGGCTGTCACACGCGCCGCGAGACGCAGGAGCGGCATGCTAACGTCAAGGCATCGCGCTAAGCGCATTTACGACCGTGGTCTTCCACATGTGGCCCCACGTCGGGTCGTAAGCGCCCATCAGGGTCAGCTCCTCGGTGTAGACCTGCTCCTCGACGGCCGAGCCGATAGCGCTGATCCCGGTGATGACGCCGGCCATGTCGAGCGTGATCTTCTTGCTCGCGGGCGTAGCGCCGGCGTGGATCTCGGAGCCGGTGTTCTCGAGGCGCACGAGCTGGCGCGTCTTCGCGCGGAACTTCGCGCGGTAGGCGGCGAGGCTGCTGTCGACGGCGACCTTCAGCTTCACCTGGGGCTTGAGCTTCGGGCGGATGTGGGTCTTGAAGTAGAGCTGGCCGTTCGCGCAGTGGAAGGGCAGCCAGAGGTCGCCGGAGCTGAAGGTGCCGCCCCGCAGGCAGCCGGGATACTCGGTCGTGCCGATCGTCCCGCCGACGTCGTCGAGGAAGACCTTCCACGCCTGGCCCGCGACGCCCTCGACGTCGCGCTGGGGCGAGGCCAGGACCGTGAACGCGCTCGGGCTGAGCTGGCGGCCGAAGAGGTTCACGGTGAGCTTCGTGCGCTCCTGGACGCCCCAGAAGAACTCGAAGTTGCGGACCAGGCCGTACTCCATCTCCTCGCAGAGGGTGTCGTCGCCGAACTCGTAGGTGGCGACGCCGGCCGGGGTGATCGGGTCGGGGGCGTTCTGGTTGTGCTCGAAGACCCAGGTCTGGGCCGGGGTCGGGGTGCCGCTGTCCGCCGTCGGCGTGACGTTGCCGGCCACGCCGCCGAGCAGCCAGTACACGAAGTCCTCGAACAGCAGGGTGCCGTCGAGCTTGGCGACCGCCGCCACGGCGAGCTTCTCGTCGTCGCCGATGTGGTAGGCGTTCAGATCGCCGCGCATCGTCTCCTGGAGGTCGATGACGGTCTGGTCGTCCCACTCCGCGGTGTACTCGCCCATCAGGCGCGCGGTCGCGGCGACGGCGGTGCCCGCGACGCTCTCGGCGCCGCGCTGGACCTTGCCAAATGCAGTGGCCACTGTCGGTTTCTCCTTGCCGGTGCTGGCCCGCGGCGGGCCGGTCACGGCGGCCGAGCGTGGCCGCGCTAAGGGGGTGAAAGGCGGGGCCGGCTACCTAGCTGGCGTTAGCGGCCGCCTCAGCCGGGGCGGGGGTGCCGCGTCCCGAGCGGGAGCTGCGGCTTGCGCGGCCTTTTGGGGGGCTGTACGGGGGCAGCGTGACGCCCGGCGCCGCGCGGTAGGGGCCCTCGGCGACGAGGCGCTCGGCCGGCCACTCGGGCGGCAACGCCGCCACGTCCGCTTCGACCAGGTCGCGCGCCGGGATGCCGGTCTGGTAGCCAGGGCCGACGTACTCCAGGATGACCACGGGCAAGACTCCTAGCTGGGCGCGGCCCAGATGCGATACACGCCGCCGCGGAAGTAGAAGCTCTGGCCGCCCTCCACCGTCCGGCGGCGGCTGAGCCGCTGGCGCAGGCAGTCGATGAGCACCGGGCCCTGCACCTGTGCGTGCTGCGCGTGGAGCGCCGCGTCGATGGCATCGGCCACCGGGGCCAGGGCGGCGTAGTGGTCCTCGTCGACCACGGCCTCGACGAGGTAGTCCGCCGTGACGAGGCAGCGCTGGTCGCCCAGACAGTTGGTGTCGCCCGGCCCGCCGAGGTACTGCCACTGCACGAACGGATAGGGCGTCGTGGCCGGCGCCGGCGGGTCGCTGCACAGCCGCTGGGTCGGGGCGGGGTAGCTGGCCACGGTGGCGGCGAGCTGCGCCGCCAGCCAGGCGTCGATCGGATCGAGCTCGTTCACGCTTCCTTCAACACCCGTTTGACCGCCGCCTCGAACTCGGGGCGCACCTTCTCAGCGGCTGGGTAGAGAAACGGCCTGGCTGCCATGAATCTCGTTCCCAGCTCTACATACGGCCCATACTCGACGGCCGTGCCCACCACCGCGGTGAGATCGTCCGGGTAGGTCGTCTGGAGGCTGTTCTTGAGCGTGCCGGTGTCGACGGGCACGGTCGTCTTGGCTTGCGCCTCGACGTCGGCCGCGGCCTTGCGCACCGCGGCGTCAACCTGGGCGTGCAGGTTCTTGGCGAGCCCGTCGAGCAGCGTCGCGTCGAGGCGGCTGGTGAGCTGGAGGCCGAGCGGGTTCGCCATTAGCCCGCCACCTGCTCGGCCTGGACGCGCACCAGGAACAGCCACGTCTTCCGCGTGACGACGGCTTGCACCTCGTACACGCTGCCGTCGGTGAAGCGAATGCGGTCGGGCGGGGCGACAGCGGTGCCGCGCGGGAGCGAGATGTACCAGCTCGTCGCGCTCACCACACGGCTGCCGCGCGTGGTCTCGAGGGTCGTCACCGGCCGATCGGCGCGGTGCGCCCGCACGGCCGTGCCCGGCTCGGGCCAGGTCGTGGTGTCGTGGCCCTTGCCGTCCGGCGCGAGCGCCGCGGTCAGGACGACGGCGTCCTCGTCCAGGAGCTGCGCGAAGTCCGCCTGGAGGGCGGCCAGCTCACCAGTCGATAGCAACGGATCTCCAGTCGGGGAGGCCCTCGCCCCAGAAGTCCGCGGGCACGTCGGGGCGACTGAGCGGGATGCACTCGGCCCAGGCCTTCGCGCGATACTCGGCCGCCTGGGCGAGCAGGCCCTGCCGCATCTGCGAGCGCCGGAGGAGCTGCTGGTCGCTCTGGACGTCGTAGGCACGGGCCAGCTCGGTCGCCCAAGCCTCGCAGGCGTCGGCCGCGGCGCCGTAGAGGTCGTAGACGGCGCCGGTGATCAGGACCGGCGGCAGCGTGCTGACGCTGAACGTCCAGTGGCCGACGAGCGGGTCGCTACTGGCGGGCGTGAGCGGCACCCAGGCTTGATCGACGAGCTGCGCGCCGTCCTCCCAGTCGCCGAGCGTGCTGTAGTAGTCCAGGTAGTCGAGCAGCCCGGAGTTGGGCCGCGGCGTCGGCTCGGGGCGCAGCGCGGCATAGCGGACAATCCGCTTGTGCGCGTCGAGCCAGTCCTGGAGCGCGTCGTCGGCGAAGTGCTGACTAGCGCCCGCGGGATCGCCGACGAGGCGGCGCAGGCGGGTGATGAGCGCCGCCATCGTCTCTCGGGCCATGCGTCTCCTCGGTATTCCGCGCGGAATGGCGCTCGGCGGCCGCGGCCAGGTCCTCCAGGCCCCGGGCCAGCGCGTCGGCGACCTCGGCCGCACACTCTAGGCCCTGGGCGACGTGCCACGCGACGATCTCCGGGGGGGAGGCCAGGCGGAAGCCCTGCGGGAGCAGGACCTCCGCCTGGGCGGGGGCCACGGAGTGGACGGCGCCGCCGGGGTTGACCACGAAGCGGGGGGGCATTTAGCTCAGGACCACCGAGCCCGAGCCGGGGCGCAGCGCCACGACGCCGTAGAGGATGTCGTAGCCGACATGCACGCCGCGATTGGCCATGTCGTACTGGTAGAGCACGCGGAGGGCCAGGCCCGTCTCGGGATCGACGATGCTGGCGGCCTGCACGCCCGAGCCCGCGGGGAGGTCGCGGAACGGCCGCGTGGCCAGCAGCATGGCGTCGCGGTGGAAGGCCAGGTTCTTGGTGCTGTTCGGCGTGCCGTTCACGACGGGCACGAGCTGCGACACGAACACGTCGAAGCCGTACAGGCGGCCCAGCGAGCCCTCGGCCACGCCCTCGGGCCGCGCCATCGCCCAGTAGTTCTGGAGCGAGGCGTCGCCGAGCAGCGCGATCTCGTCCTTGTCGGACACGATCAGCGTGCGGTCCTGCAGCGGCACCTTGGCGTCGTTGAGGACCTTGCGCGCCGAGCGCACCGTCGCCGCGGTGATGTCGGTGCCGCTCGTGCCGACCGAGGTGCCCGTCAGCGAGCTGTAGAGCGCGAACAGGTCGTTCTCGACGGCGTTGCCGAGCGCGATGGCCGACGGCCGCACGTAGCGGTCCAGGAGCTGGCTGTTGGCCTGCGCGTTGGCGTAGTCCTCGACGATGAAGTCCACGTACTTGTGGTTGGAGAGCGTGACGCTCACCGTGGCGCCGCCGGTTGGCGTCTGGACGGTGGCCGCGGTGCCCTCCGTCTTGGACTGCGCGGTGAAGGTGCCCGGATAGGGGATGTTGAGCTGCTTGCCCTGCCAGCCGGGCTCGTAGTCGCTGTCGCGCGCCACGCGCCGCACCAGCACGATGTTCTCGCGCAGGATGTCGAGCGCCCGCTGCGCCCAGACCTGGGGAATAAAGCCCGCGGTATCCGCGGTGCTCCGGATGATGTTGGCCATCGGAGGTGCTTACCCTTCTACAATGCGGCCCTCGCGCAGGGCCGCCATGATCTCGTCCTTGTGCTCCAGGTAGAACTTGCGGTCGCCCAGCTGCGACGTGATGAACGTCCCGCCCGCGGCCTGGCCGCGGTTGGGATGCGTGGCCGACGTCGTGCTGGTCGGGGCGCCCTTGCCGACGAGCTGGGGATACTGCTCGGCGAGCTTGGCGACCGCCGCGTCGACGCCCTGCGGGTTGCCCGCCTCGTCGTACTCGACGTCCACCAGCCGCGCGGCCAACTCGGCCGGCAGCCCGGCCTTCGCCGCGGCGGTCACGATCGCGCGCTGCACGCGCTCCTGGCGGAGCTGCTGCTCGAGGGCGGTGGCGCGCTCGGCGGCCTCCTGGGCCTGCTTGGCGAGCTTCTCGCTCTCACTCAGCGCGGCGGTCTCGAACTCCTTGACCTTGCCCTCGGCGGCCGTGGCCCGCTTGCGGTACTCCGCGGCCTCCTGGCGCAGCTTCTTCACGTAGTCGGCGTCAAACGTCTCAGTCCGCGGCTCCTGGCCGTCGGTGCCGTTCGTGCCGCCCTTGTCGCTGGTGCCCTCCTGGGGCGTCCCGCTCGCGTCGCCGTCGCCCGCGCCGGCGTCGTCGCTGCCGCTGCCGCCCGCCATGAGAGGCAGGAAGCGCGCGCCGAGCTGCAGGCCGGGGATACCGTCGCGCGAGATCAGGGGAAGGGGCTCCTCGCCCATAGGTGACGTTCTCCTAGCGTTAGGCGCGCGTTCGGCGGTACTTAGTCGCGCCCGGGCTTGGGGTAGCCGTCCTGGATGCGGCCGCGCAGGATCAGCAAGCGCGCGAGCTGGACGTGAGTAAACGGGTAAGGCCAGCCCGACCAGATCGTGCGGCCCCACTGGTAGGGCGCGTTGTGATCGCCGCTGCTATAGCCGTCCTTGCTGCCCTGGCCTGCCTGCACGGCCGCTCCTGCACACGAAAAAACGCCGCCACCGGGCCCGTGAGAGGGCCGCTAGTGGCGGCGTCGTGCCGCGCTCGAGCAAATGACGATCAAATAACCCGGAGCCGCACCGGGCAAGGGAATCAGCGCCCGGCCTGTGGTCCCGTTGGGCTACTCGATCAAACAAGAACGCCGCCCACTCGCCCGATGAGGGGCGCGCATGGGCGGCGTCATGCCGCGTACAGAGGCAGTATGGCGGGTTCGCCGGATTCGTTCAAGGGGTTAGGACGTGTTGGCCCCCGCGGCGCTGCTGGTGGGCGGCGCGGTGGCCGTGCCGCCCACCTTGGCCTCGCGGTCCGTCGGGCGGAGCGCCTGGCCCCAGCTCGGGATCGCGCCGACGTAGCCGCGGTGGCTGTAGAAGTGCGCCCGCGCGTAGTCGGCGAAGGCCTCCGGGTCGAGGATCACCGCGTCGCGCACCTCCGGCTTGGCCTGGCCGTGCGCCGGGTCGGGCGGCAGCGTCACGTCGAGCGCCTGGTCTTGCCAGGCCTCGCCGAGCTGCAGGAACCCCTTCTCGATGAGGAGCGGGTCCTGCACGAGCGGGATCTCGCCGCGCGTGCCGTGGAGGGTCGCCACCAGCACCGCGCCGCCGCCCTGGTCGCGGATCTCCATGTTCTGCAGGTGCATGCCGCCTGCCTCCTTTCAGAGGCAGCATAGCACAGTCCATATGGATGCAGGGATTACAGCATGGCGGGGTTATGCGCCGCCTCCGCGCCGGGGGGATTAGGCGGGCCGCCGTGGGCGCGCCGGGAAGCGGCGGGAGGCAGCGGCCGCCGCAGCTGCTGCGCGGGCCGCGCGGCGCTCGGCGAGGAACGCTTCGGCTTCCGCGCGCAGCGCCGCCCGTTCCTCGGCGGAGGGGCGCACGTGAATCGTGGTCTCGTCCAGGACATCGTCCTGGCGAGCCAATTGCTCGCGGAGGGTCGGCCACCGTCGCGCCATCGCGCCACCTCACTCTGGCGGTTCGAGGTAATCATAGCGCAGCCCGATCTCGGGGGCGAGGCGCCGCATCGTCTCGTGAACCTCCTGGGCCAGCGCTGCCTCTGGGGTAAGCTGCCCTGCCGCGATCAGCCGCTCATTGGGCTCGGCCGCGTCCGCATAGTAGATATCCCACAGCGCCGTTGCCTCTTCGATCGTTACCGTGGGCCGGCCCCGGCGTTTGCTCAGCAAATACCAGCCCCCGGTCTGCCCCACGACGGCCATGGTGCGCAGCTCCGGATGGCGCAGCAGGATCCGCAGGTCATCGTCGGAGAACGACGAATTCCGCGGATGGGTATGGAGCTGCAGGTAGCGGCGTCCGGGCTGGAGCCCCCGCAGTTGCGGCGCGAGATCGACATGCGCCTCTGTCCCCTCAAGGCTAGGGCCACTGGGGCGGCCTGTCTCCAGGTCCAGCAGGGCCGCGACCTCAACGCCCAGCCGCACACTCCGCTTTCGGAGCAGCTCGCCCGCCCGCGCAATACGGTGTGCCGCCTCTGGCGGCGCCCCATGTGCTCGCAGTAACGCAATGATCTCGGGACGGCCCGCATCTGTTGGGCCGCCGCCAGAGTGGCCCGGGCCGCGACCGCCACCTATCGTGCCGCCGCCCCGTTCGCGCGCCACCAGCCGCCGCACCTCCTCGTCGCCCAGCACCTCGCGCAGCGAGGCCTCTCGGCGCATCGTACCCCAGCGCGGGTCATGGCTGCGGTGGACGAGGTCCTCCAGTGTGATGAGGCCTTGACGATAGGCCGCGTACTTCGCCGGCCCGAGAATCGCCTGCTGCTCGGCGGCCGGGAGCTTGGCGAACAC